ACAGCGACGGCTTCGGCGACGGCTCCGGCTCCGGCTCCGGCTCCGGCTACAGCTACGGCTTCGGCGACGGCTCCGGCTCCGGCTCCGGCTACAGCTACGGCTTCGGCGACGGCTCCGGCTCCGGCTCCGGCTCCGGCTCCGGCTACAGCTACGGCTTCGGCGACGGCTCCGGCTCCGGCTAGTTTTCGTTGGTGCCAGCAAGGTGCCAACATCGACCACCGTCACTGAGCTGTCCTGTAAGTAGTTGATTTAATGTGAGCCGTGTCCGACTCGAACGGACGACCCCCTGATTAAAAGCCATGCGTCATACTTACATGTAAGGTATACTCTTGACACGGAAACCCTGAAAGTGTAAGGATTTAGCGAACAGGTAGTTCACTCCGGTTAACCCGGAATCGTTGCAGTTTGGTGCCAGCGAGGTGCCAATGAACTCCCGCCAGATCGATTCCGCCAAGCCCGGTGACATCCTTTGGGACGATCAGATCAAGGGTCTTCACGTTCGCGCCTTCAATGAGAAGAGCTCCTTTTATCTGAAGTACAAGACAGCTTCAGGCGTTCAGCGCCGGCCTAAGCTTGGCGACGTCGGCGCCATCTCATTGAGTGCAGCTCGAGAGATCGCCAGAGACAAGCTCACGATCTTAGCGAAGGGTGGAGATCCTGACGCCGATATCAGCCGTCACACGGTTGCGGATCTCAAAGAAAGATTCATGGAGATCCACGCGCCTAAGCGAAAACCGAAGACGGTTGAGATGTATGACTCAGCCTGGTCGCATGCTCTGCCAAGTCTCGAGAAGCTGGATGTGAAGGAAGTCAAGAGAGCTCACATCGCAGACCTTCACTTTGAGATGCGATCGATCCCCATTCAGGCCAACCGTACTGTCGCGGTCCTCAGGAAAGCATTCAACCTGGCTGAAGTGTGGGGCTGGCGAGAGCCTCATTCAAACCCGGTCTTTGGAATCGATCGTTACAAAGAGAAGAAACGCCGGCGACACCCTTCGCTCGAGGAAGCTATCAGGTTGATCAAGGCCTTGGACGAATTCGATCACCCGGTGTTTGTCGGTTATATCTGGCTCCTTGCCATGACGGGTTGCAGGCCTTCAGAGATCAGGACCGCTAAGCGAGAGTGGATCAAACCTGACGGGCTTCACCTCCCCGATTCAAAGGTGGGCGAGAGAATCATTCCTTTAGCTGAGCCGGCCAGAGAAGTGATCAAGAAGATCCCCGCTCTTAAGGGGAATCCCTACCTGATTCACGGCCACAAGACTGGTCAGCCGCTGGTGGGCACAAAGAAGCTATGGCGAGCTGTTCTCAAAGAGGCCAAGATTGACGGGCTTCAGATGCGAGACCTTCGCCGGTATTTCGCGAGTCTTGGGATTTCTGGTGGTCTCACCCTCGAGACCGTAGGCCAGCTCTTGGGCCACACCCAGGCTCAAACCACCAAGGTCTATGCTTACCTGCTCACTGATGCCGCGACGAAAGCGGCCAAGACAGCCACATCCCAGCTCATCAGGATCAGGACTCTCGCTAGGCGGAAGCAATCAAAACTTCCGAAACACCACTCTTAGCGCGAACACGATTCGGTCTTTGAGTGGAGCTCGAGCCACGGTCTGCATGAATTCCGTGTGAGCGTCTGTCACCGTATCTCTGTAGAGCTTGCGGATTCTCTTTGCCTGTTTGTGTCCCATCACTTCCCTCGCTGTTTGTTTCTTACTCCAAACCACCAAAGAAGACAGGTTGTACTGAGGTATAAAACGGTGTCAATGACGTCCTTCACGATCCCGACAGCCTGATCAGCGGAGATACCGGCGCCCAGTAAACTTCTCGCGTGGAGATAGATCAGAGTCGTCAGCACGCACAGATAGACCGTGAGCCCTGGCCGTACAAACCCCCTAATGAAATCCAGGGTGACGAGCATCCACGCCTGACCAGGTGAAGGCTTGACGTCCTCGCTGTACCGGGATGGCTCATTGAAAGACGCTGCGAAGGCCTGAGCATCAGCGACAGATTCGCGGCCATCAGCTTCGATCTGAGCGACCTGTGTTCTGGCTGCCCATTCCTGAGCCATCAGCTGAGCATCGGCCTTTTTCATGGCGAGCTCATGAGCGCTCTTTTGCTCCAATAGTTTGATGTCGAGCTGTTTCGTTTTGTATTCGGCAACCTTGGTGATGATGGCGCCGAGAAGGCCGGTGAGGCCACCACCTAGCACAGAAGAAACAATCTCAGTTATTCCCATCCAATGATCTCCAATTCAAATGGTTTCAATTCCATGTGTCTTTCAAATCGCCGCATGGCCGGCGCTGACAAGAGCAAAGCCTTCTGACCATCCATCCAACCAAGCCGCTCACCGAGAGCGATGCAGCCGTTGAGCTGGGCGCGATACCCTTGAAGCGAATCACCCATCAGATTGGCTGAGTGTTTCCGCACGCCCGTTCTTTGAGGTACGGATTCAACGGCATACATGAATCGTTTAAATCGTGGAGATAGCGTCCACCGACAGAGATAGGTTCCAATTGGAATGCATGAAATATTGGGAGCGTTCTCACGCCACGGGAGCTCGCCAGAAAACAGAGTCAGATTCTTCGCAATGATCCGGCCAAAGGTTCCGTGATCACTCGTCTCGAGTCGCTCGAGAATCACCCGCTCCACTCACAATACCTTTGCGACGAGCCCGCCAACCATACCAGCGACAAGCAACGCTGCCGCTGCCCAGCCCCTACCCCGATTCATGTAAGCAATCACTTCTTTCAATTCCCCGGACATCTCCTTGAAGTTCACTTTGATGTCTTTTAATTCATCTCGGATGAGAAGCTCCATCTTGTCTATACGGGCGTGTGCAGCGCCGATTTTCCCATCGAGCGCAACAATCCTTTCTTGAACGGCACTCAACACTACACGCGGATCTTCACTCACTCACTCACCTCCATTGGGGACGATGTATCCAATAACATCAATGTCGAGGTTTAAAGCGGATGCGTTCCCAGCTTCAGAGGTCCACAGGTAGTAAACCTGTTGGCTGATATTCGGCACAAGGATTGAACACGCACCAGCCGCAGCTTGCGATGTTGTGTTCTGCAAACGCGTGATCATTGCGAAGTTAGAGCCAGACACCACCCGCAGATCAGCGCGGTAGCGAGCACCACCACCACCGTCAACGATCAACACAGAGTTGAAGTTCAGTTGTATCGATAACGCATTTGCGGGAACTATGCTGGAAAGACTGACAGCGGTCTCGGTAGTCGCACCACCATCATTCAATGCATTCTGTTGAGCTTCGTAATGAACCAACGATCCTTTAATTCTCACCTTCTTAAGATTCCCAGAACCATCAACTCGCACAGCGCCTGCATAAGCCCAATGCGTGTATCCAGTTGGCAGTGTTGGACCAGTTGGTGGAGCTGTAGCGCTCGAGATTGAGGCTAAAGTTGAGCCATTCCAGATCCAGTAAAAATGAACGAACGATGAATTTGTAAACGCGCCCGACTGATCCCTGCCGTTGGCAGCTGGACCAGCCGTCGAAATGTTATTAATGATCGCAGCGCCAGGATTGAACCTGACTACAGATGATCCGTCGCTCTCCCTCAACACTACGGCATCAGCATCTAGATCAAACTGAGTGTTTGGTGTGCCTGAGTTGTTCTTGCAATCGCAGCCGACGACGAAACTCATCGCTGCACTACTTGTCATGTTCCCTGTTACCTTCGTCAATGCCACGCACTACCTCTTACCCTTTCACCGTTAAACTTTGATTTCGCGAATCGTGATTGAAGACGCCATAACACCACCAAGCCGTCTCGCGCCTGCACGTCCATTGAATGTGAGAGTGGCAGCCGAACTAGGACCAGCGCGAAACTTAAACGTTGTCGCACTCGTGGTTCCCGCAGTCATCTTGTGACTAAAAACGATTGCAGCAACCTCTTGCCCACCGCTGTGAAAGTCCACGAATGCCGCGAGAGCGTTAGCCGTTGAGTCTTGGAATAGAGCGCCAGTCACAAAATCACCGGCACTGTTAGACAGCATCGCAACGACTTCAATGAGAAGCTCATTCGTCGCGCTGGTTGGAGTAATCGACAGAGACATATACTGATCGCCCTCAGTGTTCTGAGGGATCGTGTCGTCATAGGGAATGATTGTCGTCCCTGTGGCAACAGCACCTGTTTGTGTCCTGACCATTTGGACGACTCCGCCAGCGGCAACCGAAAGAGAGCCGGCAGCCAGACTTAGACCACTACCAACTGTCAACTCTTCAATGTCACCACTTGATGCTGTCGTTCGCCCTAAGAGACGAGAAGTAGAGATGTTCTGCATCTTCGCGAACGTCACAGCATCGTCTTGCAGTTTCGCTGTGGACACCGTGTTGTCTGATGGTGTTCCCACCGCCAACGTCGTTCCCGATATCACCTCAATGTTGTTCGTCCCTACCGGCGGCGCGGCAGAGAATGTGATCGTCTGACCACTGAGGGAATAGGTGTCTTTCTGTTGGTACACACCTGAGATATAAACCCAGGTGTTGTTTTCTGTGCCAGGATCAACCGACAGATCAAACGTGGTGTCTGCTCCATCGCCGCTGAATCGATCAATTGTGAGGTTTCCGGACTGAGCTCCGAAATCGACAGCTTCCCACTCATCAGGATTTGGCGAGCTATCAGCTAAGAGCTGCACGCCAGAGCCAACCGCACTGAGAAGTTTGGTGGTTGCTCCGTCAATCGTGTCTGTCCCACCTCGAGCGATAGTGACTGCATTCGTAGTTCCAGCATCAAACTGAATACCCACGGTGAACGGCAGCGTAAGCCCAGAGATCTGAGGGAGGTTGATCGTGATCGCGCCAGACGTGGTGTCACACACGATCAAGTAACCGTTATCAGCTGACGTGACGGTATAAGGGGAATCAGCCGATGTCTTGCGACGCATCCCGCGCCATAAGGCTGAAGCGAGTGTTGCCGCCGCAGCCGCAGCTGAAGCCGCAGCATCGGTCGCATACTTTTTCGCAGAATATTCCGTGTTGTCTACGGTTCCGCCAGTGTAGTTGGCCCAGTCCTTTGCCGAACCACCGTTAGCCTGGCCGCGAGTCTGAGTACCTTTCGCCCATTCCTTCGCGGAATAGTCCGAGCCGTCAACTGTGCTCGCGGTTTCAATCGCCCATTCTTTTGCGGCGCCTCTACTTGCGGTGTCTGTTACGCCAGTGCCACCGACTGCCCAAGCCTTAGCGGAATAATCAGAGTTATCAACTGAACCACCTGCATAAGTCGCCCAGTCCTTAGCAGATCCACCGCTTGCAGCTCCACGGGTTTGAGTCCCCTGAGCCCACTCCTTCGCGGAATAGCTCGAGCCCGTAACGGCTGCGCTCGTCTTTTGTGCCCAGTCCTTCGCAGATCCACCAACCGCAGCCGTCGTTCCTTGAGCGTATTCCTTCGCAGAGTATTCAGCGTCATCGACGGTGGCGCCTGTTCTGGTTGCCCAATCCTTCGCTGAGCCCTTGCCAGCTGCTCCGCGCGTCTGTGTTCCAACCGCATATTCCTTCGCGGAATATTCACCGCCAGCAACGGTTGAGCTGGTGTTTGTTGCCCAGCTCTTTGCATCACCACCGGACGGCTGACCAGCGCCAGTGCCGCCGATCGCGTAAGCCTTGGCTGAGTTATCTGTTGCAGCAACAAGACCGTTAGTCTTCGTCGCCCACTCGCTAGCGAGTGTCGCGCTTGTTGAAGCGTTGTTCGCATACGTTTGAGCATTCGACACTTCGTCAGCCGTGATCCAATCAGCAGCATCAGCCCAACCGTCCCCACTGGCATTTGTCACTGGAACGCTGTCAGCAACGCCGGCGATATCAGAGGGGAGTGTCGGATCAAACGCGGAAGACGTCACCGTTTCAGGGAGCTTCACCGCCCGGTCAATAGAATCTTGCTGTTGCTGGTCCACCATCACGAAATGATCAAAAGCGTCTTCGTGATTCTCAGGGTAAAACTCACCCTGATTTCGAATGTCAGTCTCTTGTTTCAGAGCTCGCACGCGCCGGATCGTCAGAACATAGTTACTCTTCAGATCGCCATCAGCGTCTAACCAGGCAAAAGCGCCATTTACGAGCGCGACGTTTCCGCCGCCTTCGTCGCCCGCGCCTGTGACGGTGTAATGCGTGTCAACCGTTAAGGTTGTCTCAACATCGTCAGTGTCACGAACAGTGACGCGAAGATCGTTTTTGGTGAAGATTCGGAAGGTGTACGCATAGGTATCAACTGCACCGTTGCCGGTGTAGCTGACTCGGTTTGTGGTTGATGAAATCGTCATCTATGTCCCCCGCTGAATGGTAATAAAAAATTGAGAAAATCGCATCACTAAAGTCATTATTAATCCCCTGCCTTCCCTGTCACTAGACCACGCGCAAAGTCAACCGGACCATCTGGTTCAGCCTTATCGTCAGCGACGTCGCTCAGGTACCCAAGAGGACGAGCGACAGGCGCCACAGGAAGCCCCGTCAGAAGGCCAACCAGGCTCAAGGTGTCTCGGATCGCTCGTTTGCGGTTCCCGTCGTCAGCTACGGCCTTGTAGACGGAGGCTGGTGCTGACACCGCACTTTCGATCATCGATACGGCTGGCGAGGTTGAAATCCTGTCGTCATACCACTTGTCATTTGTGGCATTAATCCCGGCCTGAATACTTGGACCAACCACAGGGAACAGCGCCGTCCCTGATCGCACCTGGCTGACAAAGAAGGTTGCCATGAAGTCGTCTAGGTGCTGATCGTCATCATCCTCGTCCATCCCCTTACCGCTCATCGACTTCACGATCAGCTCAGCCAACACAGCCGGGATCATGAAACCCATGGCGTATACATAGACCAGTCGGCCAGCACCCTTCCGAAGTCCAGTTTCTCTCTGAACCTTTACGAATTCGGTTCCGAGAAGGTTCGCTTGCATGTTGAAGTAGGAATAGAACATCGTGAACGCCCGCATGAACGGAGTCCCGGTTTCGAATCTCGAGATATCCTCCGCGTTCATTGAGCCCTGGGTTTGTCTTACAACTGAGTCAGCCTCTCTGACTGCATCAACCTCAGAGGCTCCCTTCTCAATCGCTTGGTTATACGCCCCAGTCCATACCGTGAAATCGATCACATTCTGAGTCGCTGACTGCATGAAGTAACCATGCTTCTTTGCGAATTCAAACGCGCGCTCATACTTCGTTGGGTTGAGAATCATCTCGTCAATTGATTGTTGGATCTCCATCACCTGGCTCGAGGTTCGCGCCTTCATGAAGGCCGACTTCTCAGTGACATCCTCAGCCACCTGGCGCGGAGCCTTGACGTAATCCCACAGTGCGTTTCTTAAATGGCGAGGCTTCACCTTCACGGCTGCGATCGAAAACCCGGTGACGTTCTGAAGGGTGTTCACTACGTTACCGAACATCGCTTGAAGGCCTGTTCGACGTCTGAGCTCACCAAAGAACCTATCAGCCGCCTTCCCACCCCAGCCCTGGCTTGGTGTTGAGACCTTCTGTTGAGCTGACCGCTGAAGCCAAGGAACGAGCATGTCCCCGCCAACAGTCGGATCAAAGGCGTCCAGCGATTTCCTGAACGATCGATCCATGACGAGCCGGCCAACACTCTTCACCTGGGGCTCGATATGAACGAACCGCAGAACCTTATCAATGTGACCAGGGATAAACTTCAGATCCAGCAACAGTGGCGCGCTGTATGCCTCAACCCGTTTCTTGGTGAATCCGCGCCCGGCTGTTGGAAACATGAAGCTGTTGTTGAACTTCTCAAGTAGCTCCTTCTCGCCCCTGATCGCTGCATCTTGAGCAACGAACGGATCAGCAATCGCAGGCACGTAACCGCCGCGATAAGATCCAAATGGTGTCGCGAATTCTTGAGCTGAGATCTCTCCGAAATAATGGCCGTACATCTGTTTGTGGGCTTGCTGCGCCTGGGGTTTGATCTCTTCCAAGAGATCCCAGACAGCTTGAGCGTAATCATAGTCAGCTTTGGTGAGCACACCTTCAGCGTGCATGCGGTTGATAAACGCATCCCAACGACGGCGGTCAAGGCTGCCATCAAGGTTCTGATCACCCCAGCCTCGCCCCTTAAGAAGCTTGGCAAGGTTGCTCTCATTCCCCGTATGCAGCAACGCTCCTAAGAGCTCAGCCTTGCCGCTGAACGTGTAACCGATCTCAGTCGCCTTGATCTCCTTCTTGGTAAGGCCTGGCTCAACCGCCTTTACTATCTCGAGGTATCTCGACAGATAGTTGGCCTTCGCTCCCCGGTACTGAGTGACAGCCTCGCTCACTGGATTGAAGATGTACTTTCTGAAGGCGCCCTTATAGTCGCCGCCGTCCATCGCATCAACCCAGCTCTCAACTCTGCGAAGAGACGCCTTGATGCCCATGAGGTACATCTTGGCTTCATCCCACTTCGTGCGAGCCCGGTCATATCCGGCGCGATTGCCAGCCTTGGTGATGTCATCAAGCCTTGCCTCGAGCTCCATCTTCACCTGGTCTCGGTCCATGATCCGGCCATCGATAACCATCTGTTGGCTGGTCTTCGACAGATCCCACAAGGCCATCACGGCGTCATGCATAGCTGTGAAGTCGTCAAATGAAATCTCTTTGTAGTTGTTCACTCGCTCAGTTGCAGACAGCACTAGCGCTTCGATCGTCTGATAAGCCTCGGGGTCATATTGCTTGATCTGCTCTAGGTACGCCGATGCTGGCTTATCCGTCTTGCCTAAACCAAACTGAGCCAGGATCGCCCTGGCAGCATTCACCAAGTCCATATCCCTGGATTTGGCGAGCTTTTCGTCTTTCTGATTTAACTTCTTAAACTTCTCAACCGCAGCCTCTATGCCTTCTTTGACGTCAACCGCAGCTCGATAGAGCTCATGGTTCAGAAGTTCTCTTTGCTTAGCTTCAAACGCTGCATCGAAGTCACCCTTCGCCAGCGCCTCGCCGGCTTGTTTTGCTGCCTTCGCTTCAGCCCGTTGATATAGGTGCGGCTGAATATCCTTAACCTTACGAGAGCCAATGATCCTCGCAGCCTGCTCGCGAACGATCTTCTCAGAAGGAACACGTCTAGCCACTCGGCGGATCATCTCTTTAAGAACCGGCATGTCGTTAGACGCCAGGTGCTCGAGCTCGAGCCGCAAGACCTGGGCGCGTTTGTCGTTGTGAACGGCCTTCATGGCTTCTTGCTCGAGAGCGCCATTCACCAACAAATCAGGATAGAGCTCGCCCATACGAGCATCGGTGAGCTTATCTATGAGATCGTCCTTCTTTGGAGCATTCGCCATCTCGGTCAACATGGCGTCACCGGATTCGAAACCAAACATCTCAGCGACGATGTTGTGATGAAGACCGCCGCCTTTGGCTTTGGCCGCAACCACACGCTGGGGGAGTCGCTTGATAAACTGATCACCGAAGTCCTGAATGATGGACTCTCGAGATATCTTCATCGGTGAGCCGTCTGGTTGAGTGCCGTCTCTGAGCTGAGCAATCGCCTTATAAACTCGAGACTCATTCACCTGAGCTGCGATCTCAGCGCGCACACCTTCACGGCGCTCTTTCCACCAAGCTTCCTTTTCACGTTTGAAGTCGGCAATCAGCTTTGAAGAGACTTCTTCCTCAGCTGCCTGGCGAGCCTCTTGTGTCGCTCGCACATAGGCTTCAGCCTTGGCGCCCGTCATTCCGAAGGTTTTCGGATCGCCAAAGAGCGGTTCCATTCCCTGTTCAGCCTGAGCCTGACTGATCTCTTCATCAGTGGCGAGCATGCGGTTCATGACGTTTCGAACTTCCGGCGTGAGCTCCACATTCAGGTTTCGGATCTGTCGATAGACTGATGTGAGCCAGACGCGAAACTTAGCGAATGCCGTTCTGAGTGCGGTGGTGGGCGCCTTGCCCTCCATGAGATACGCCTCGAAGCCGCGCGCCCACTGCTCATGATGTTGAACCTGAATCTGGTCGCGGGATTCCACCCCTAACCATTTCAGCACCGTCGCATAGTCATCCCTGACTTCCTGTGTGGCGTTCTCGGCTTGGGCAAGGTCGCCCAGAATTTCAAGATAGAAATGGCCCGTTTCGTGGAGGAAAGTGGAGAGATCCGCAGTCTTGAGAATATCGATATTGATTCCGTTTTTGCCGAAACGGATTTGACCGCGTGGGTTGCTTGAATCGCCTTGATTGAAAGTATCTTCAGACGGACCAGCAATTACTTCATACTCTGGGCTGAATGGCGTCTTTAACCCAAGATGCTTAGTGTGATTGTATGCAAAGCTTATGTTGCCCTCAGGAATCCATTCGGTCTTTACGTTGGCTCCGAATTCATCAGCGAAGTTGTCTGCAACGTCTTCTTCAGTAGTGAATGAAAGAGCCTTCGCTTTATAGTTTTCGCTCGCATTCGGATGAACCGCTCTGAATAATTTGAAGTGGCGAACCCCGTTAATGACTTCCGTTTCAGTATCGTTCGCCAAAGCCTCGAGCATGGACGTGCGACCTTCTTTGAACTCTGGAGTCATTGCCAATTGATGAAGGCTTGTCCGATCATCGACTTTGCCATCTCGCCAAGACTGAGACAGTTTTTTAAGTGCTGACTTGCTAGACTTGGCAGGCCCCTGATTCAGCGCCTTCTCACCCGGCTGAGCCCGATTACCGAACGGACGGTTAGGCTGACTCCATAGCTTCTGAGCCTCGCTGGTTTGATCGCCGCTTGGTCTCAGTTTTCGCTTTTTTATCTTCTCGGCATATTCATACATTGCCGATGCAAGGCCCTGTCTTCGATGATTCTCGTCAACATTTACGTCGCGCGGGAATAATGTTCTTTTGTCTTCAACATAAATCAGTGCATCACCAACCTCGTTGCCACTTGAATCATAAGCCCTAACAACAACCCCACCCTTTCCAAAATCTCCAGAATTAGAAGGGATCTCGTCATGAGATATCGTATAACCTTTTCTCTCAACAGCTTGAACCGCGCCACCTTTCCTGCTCTGATTCAACGCCGTCTCACCAGGCTGAACCTGAGTCTGTTCCTGGCTGTTGATCTTCAGTCCATATCGTTCAAACAGCTCGAGAGGATTCACACCAGCGCGCTGACCAAGAGTCGAGAACGCACGTTCATAAAGTTTCGAATAAGTCGAAGCGGTCTTCTCATCGAAGCCAGCTGACTTCAATTGCTCAGTCACAACGTCAGAAACTTTCGCCGCTGACTGTTGCTGAATCTCTTCCATGGGTGGAGCTGAGGCTTCTTTCGCGAGCTCTTCCATTGTTGCCGGCAAAGACTGAAGGTGCTCTTGCGCTTCAGCCAGAGTCATCCCGTCAGCCTTGGTTCTCGCCATTGGCAAAAGACCATCAAAGTCCTCAGTCGGTGCGACTTTCGCAACATATTCAGCAAGCGGAATCTCGAGCTGAGCGCCCGTCTCTTTCGCCTGCATGTACGCTTGACCACCGTCACCAAGGATCTGCTCAGCCGCTTTCGCTGGCGACTTCCCTCGTTGAGTCCAATAGCTGTCCCAATCATCAGCTTGGAAATAAACCGCCGAAGCTTCCTGGCCACCTGTCGCAGCCTCAACAAGATCCCTGATCTTCTCAGGCATGCGCTTAGCGACCTTGGACTCTTTCACAGCCTGAGCAATCTCACTAAGAGACTGAGCCGCGTTCTGAGCTTCCATCGCCTTGCTGGTGTCAGCGGAGATCTGCTCAGCTGCCTTGGCTGGGTTTTTATCAAACACAGCTCGCCGGCTAGCGCCAATGACGGAATCCCCGGCGCTATGGCCAAGGCTGATGATCCCTTCTTGGATCGCTTCACCGATATTCATTTTGGAGAGATCGCCCTTTTCCCTGGCGAGCTGACCAGCGAATTCAGAGCCAGCCTCACCGACAGCTTGAACGCCAACGTCTTTCGCGCCGGCGACGGTCTTTCCAACTACACCTGGTTTCCCGGCCTTAATAAATCGACCGGCCACCGCACTAAAGAGCGCATCAACGGCAGCGGTGGTGATCCCTTTTCTTTCAGCCTCACCACGAACCTGAGCCATGAGCTGAGGATCTGAGTAAGCCGCTAGGATCTGATTGGCGTCTGTAATATCCACGCCACGCTTTTGAAGTGAATCGTTAATCTGAGCACCGATCTCTGTCGCGCTCGAGCCCAGGAAAGTACCTGTGACGAGACCAGCTGTACCACCGACAACAGCACCAGCTGTCCCGGTTACAGCCGCACCAGGACCAGTGACAGCACCAGCGCCGGCGCCGACAGCTCCACCGATCGCAGCCCCACCCTTCATCATCCCGAAACCGAGAGTTAGAGCCGGCAGCGAGTTGGCGAGGTTCTCAACCGTGGTATACGTGAGCCCCTTTGGTCTAACGGCAGCCGCGCCGATCATATCGAGCGTCTCACCGATCGTGGTCCCACCGCCAACAGCGAAGTCTTTCAGAGCCTCAAGGATCTTGCCTTCACGGAAGGAATCGAACGATCCAGTGAATTGATTGAAGGCTTTGTTGATGTCCCCGCCTTCCTTTTCCATGGACGCGCTAAACTCTTTCGCATAGTCAGGCATCTTTGCGCGAAGATCTTGAGAGCGCTTGTTGCGATCAGCAACGGCCTGAGCTGCATCCTGTGGAGACATCAGGCCATAGGCAGCCGCCAAATGAAACGCTGACGAGCCAAGCTGATTCCATCCGGTCTGTCCCGACTGAGACAGATCCGACAGCATCCCCGGTTCATCCTTCTTCAGAATGAAACGCCGTGAGCCTTCATCGATCTTGCCAAGCTGATCTAGATCATCGCGGCCAATTGCCGCGTTATCAGGATTCTCGAGCCACTTCGCAAGACCAGGTGTCTTCTTAATGATGGCGTCATAGTCCGTCGTCTGATTCGCCTTCTTTGATACAGCGTCGAATTGACGTTCAACGATGTTGGGAGGGAGGTTCATCTTTTCAGACAGCTTCAAAACTTCAACACGGCGGTCAGGCTGAGTACGGCTCGCCACCGCCATTGATTGCTTCAGCGCCTGTTTTTGAGACTCGTTACCTTCATTCAGGAGTTCAAAATATTCGTTGTTGCCGGTAGGGGTCTTATCCCCTTGAAGCATGTCCTCGTATTCGTTGAGCACTAACCACCGCCTCTTCTGCTCATTTTTCGCATCCACAGATCCAACACAGCCTGATCACTAATCGGCTTACCGTTAGCCCTGAGCGCAGCTTCGATCTTCATACGCTCGCTCTTTGGAATATCTTTGACGGCAACGGAAATTTTCTCGCCGTCCTCGAGCTGAAACACTCGCTTCTCGGTCTGGAAGAATCCAAAAAACCCACTGCCTGGGACTGAGCCCTTGACCATTAGACCGTCAACGATGCCTTGAACTTCTTCGTTCGTCGCCTTTCGTCCCGTGTTCGCTTGGATCTGTCGGATCTGCTCGTCAACCTGTTTACGGAAGGCAGCCACCTTCTTCGCATCCTTACTGCCAGGCGAAGGCGTTGGATCGATCCCCATCTCATTCAAGGCATCAGTCACGATCATGTGATCAGTGCGGAAGGTATCGAGCTCCTTACTGCCAGCGCCATTCTTCATGTCGGTCTGAATCTTGATGAGGCTTGCGAGCTCAGAGTTTGTCACCTTCCCTCGGTACATCATCAGGTTGGTGCGCTTGAATTCGGTGGCGTTCACGCCAGACGCCATGTGCATCAGCTGGTAATAGTCCTCGCTGTTAGGCTCAGGCTCTACACCCTTGCGAAGCTGCTCTATCCGGTTGTCAATGGCGTTTCTCGCCTGTAGGGATAATCCATTCCACGTCACCGGATCTGGTCGCTTGAGCGCCTTCTCAGCGTAGTCAGATGCTTGCTTAAATAACTTCTCTTCGTTCTCGCTCTTGATCCGCTCATTCTCAGCGTGGCGAGTTTTAATCTCACCGACCACAGACTCTTGAACCTTCGGATCACTGATCTTTCGGGCAGCATCCAAAGCTGAGCGGAGATCTCCACCAGTCTGATCCATGATCGCAGTGGCCTGGCGTTGAGTCTCACCTCTGAGAGATCCCTCAGCGAGAGCCTTCTCGAGAGAGGCAGCATCAGCGCCGGTCATCTGTGGCTTGTTGTTTTTGAAATAGTCACTGGCCGCAAGATCGTCACCATTGGCGAGCATCCTCGAGAGGACCGCTGCGTGAGTCTTGCTGGTCGCATCCTGAACCAAGACTTGAAATGATTCAGCCGGGAGCCCCTTCCTCTGAGCCGCGCTCTGAAGCAATGCAACCTGGGTGTTGATGCTTTCCTTAATTTTCTGTGGATCGCTGTAATTTAAGACCGCTTCATTCTGAGCGACTAACAGGCCTGACTTGGTTGTTTCGTCAGCCAGCGCCTGAGCCTCAGAGAAGGTGTGCCGCTCAAGATGATTGTCGAGATCCATCCTTTGTTGAAGGCGGATCTTTCGTGCGATGGCGCGCTGGTTTTCGTTCTTTAGATCTTTTTCGAGCGAGTCAGCGAACTTATCAAACTGAGTCCCGTACTCTTCCATGACGCCAAGAGCGTCTTTCCCGCGCTTCACCATGGCGCCCGAATTTGGATCCCATTGGAGCCGCTGTTTCTCTCGAGCTAGTTTCGCGTAATAGTCTTGTGTTGCGACGTCATCAGCCTTCTCTCTTTCCTCGAGCGCGATACGAGCGCCAGTGTTCGCGAGCTGGCCAACAGCCGCATTCACCCGCTCGAGACCGTCACCACCACCGAATGCTTCAAGAGGTGCGGAGGTGTTAACTCGAGCATTGGGAAGCCCTGTCTGTCTTACCTGGGGGGAGTCATAGCGAGGGACTGTTGGCATCAGCTACCCCGCTTTTGATAGGCGCTGTAAGCCTGTAAACCGTAACTTGTCGCCTGAAGACCACCAGTTAAAAGCGTGTTCCGCGCGTTCCCCCTGGCTGTCAGCTGAGCCATTCGCCCCTCAGCGGTTGCGTTGCTGGCCTGAACGCGATACCCCCAGGCTTCCCGCCAAGCATTATTTCTGACGGTCAGTGCATCCTGTTCAGTCATCGATCGCGCCTCGTCTTGGATATCGAGTGCAGAGCCGCTATCGATGTCAATTCCCTGTGCGGCCAAGGCAGCTCGCTGAGCGCCGTGGATCTTCTTCCCGCGACGTCTTACATCGCCGGCTTCTCTGTCACCGCGCTTGATCGCGTCTTCAGCTTCCATCTCAGCGAAGCTTGCATTGATCTTCGACATTTTCTTTTGGTAGTACCCTTGAGCTTCGTAAGCTTGAGCTTGAGAGTACGCCGTCGCCGCACTTGAGATCGCGCCAACTGCTAGAGCACCTGTTGCTGCCATATCACCCCCTGAAAGGAATCATCCCGGCTGGTGCCACAGCCAGAACGGAAAGAGGAATCGGATCAATCTGTCTGATGAAAACGCGCCCGTTGGAATTCCAGTGAGGCTGAATGTTGACGTCAATAGTCCCGGTCTCGAGCTCAGGCGGATCGTCATAGCCTTCTTCGTTGCGAGTTTTGTACTCGGTCAGACCCTCAAGCGGATCGTCGTCATCCTCACTCGGAGGCTCAGCCCCGATAAACACACCTCGAGAAGACTCAACATGCACAGTCACTTTTGAAATGATCTTCTTCTTGTCAGCGAGTGTCTCGCCCTGGGCTGTATCGATATTGAGAGTCTCAACGTCACATGTGAACGGAAGGCCAACGTGAATAACGGTATAAGGACGGTCCAATGTGAGGACGCCATCGGTAACTGTTAAAACCTCATAAGATTCGTTGTTTGGATTAGCGACCACGAATCCATCAGCGAACACACTGACTTCTTCGCCCTCGAGATGATCTAGGTCTGGAACCTGATCAACAGCTTTGGCCCAATTTGAAATCGCAGCCGCGCGCATCCCAGCCGGAACAGTCATGTGTGGCTTACCACGAACAACTGTCGCGCTCACATACTCGTTGATGGTGAATCGGATAACGGTCCCGTCAGAGCCGGTCAAGTGGATCGCGTTCCCAACATCATTCGCGGAGAAATAGGAAGTGCTCGAGGTGCATGTAATCGTGCTCGTATAGAGCCATCCGCCGCTGTTGTACTCAGCCAGAGTCATGGTGTGGCTGTTGTTGGTATTGCGGCCATCATAAGTAACAGAGCAGTCCATGCCGATATAATCGATGATGTCATCAACGCGGCGCTGAGCCAGACGCTCGATATAGCGCTTGGTTTCCCCATCGATTGTTCGCTTGATGATCATATAGAGAGCGTCTTCGTTTCCATCAGGAATGACACACACACTCTCAACTTCGCCGTCAAAATCGTGCCGGCTCCATCCCCACACTTCGTGTTCACGCACATATGTCAGCGCTAACAGTACGCCGTCATCGCGGACAGCCCACACGATTGAGTGCGGGTTTTGCTGGTAAGCCCAGTCAATGATGGTGTGTCCTTCAAAGAGATGGCCTGAGAAGATCGTCAAATCGTTTCCGCGATAACCATCAACCTGGTAGTCAAAACTCAAGTCGCGAACAATCGAGCCGCGAGCCTGAATGAAAAGAGCGTTCCCACCAATTATGATCGGAGCGACGTTGCTCGCGCCGTTGTATGAATATTGCTTAGGGTTAACTTCAGCCGGCTTCAATATCCCTGCGGCATCACCCTGAACAGTCCACTCGCCGCCAGCCGTCAGAACCACCAACTGGCCAAGATCAAGAAGGTGCCTAACTTCGTTCACCCGCCGCCCAGTCATTGAGAATGTGACAGCATCATCTTCTTGAAGTGGCGAGCTAATCGTGAAGTTGTACAACATCCCTGAGCGAGAGGCATAAACCTTCTCAATGTCACTATTGGGGCTTGCGAGCAAAAGACGTTGCTGAAACAAACCACAGGCAGCTGGATAGTTGTTCGTGCTAGAGAATGGATTTCTGGCAACTGGCGGAGTGTCTAGCGTATCCGGATCAATACCAGTGTCCTCGAAAGACAGCCCCCCGGCTATACCTACAAATCCGTAGATGCCGTTTTTCCTTCTATAGACGTTGTACTCTTGAGCTCCGGTGACAGCGTTCCATGAAATTGTGATCGGAGATCCGCTTGAAGGAACCGCGCTCGAGGTTGTTGCTGCCGACTCAAGACTTTCCTCGTAGGTGTCAGCCTTGACCGCCGTCACCACCCAGCTACTTGTTGAGCCCGCAGCCCCAGTATTACTCACACCTGTTGGCGCCGCAATTGAAGTGCCGAAATTAATAGAGGTGATTTGAGGGTTGTTCCCGTCTGGGCTGAGAACTTCCTTCGGCTCATAGCTTGGGTGAGTTGTAACCATCGTGTCACCATACTGAACATACTGAATATCGAAGAGATCAGTGTCCTGGTACACGGAGGTGTTATCGATGTAACTAAGAAGACCGCCAGAGGTGTAAGATCCGATGGACGTAGAGTTAAAGTTAGTTCCGTCTAGATTTCGTAACTCGAGAGTATTCGCCACGGTGTTGATGTTGGCGATTTTAAATTTTTTCCCATTAACCGAAGACGCCATAGCGCCGACGACACCAGTGATCATGAATTCATCACGCGGAGGAGTGTTGGTCGGATCTAGCCCCGTGTATGTCAACACAGCCGGATTGGCGTTGGTTATATTGGTGATTGTCACATTGCTCGTGGAAACCAACAGATCATCATTCTGATATGTACGAAGATAGCCGTCACCAAACTCCAATAAGTATGTGTCGTCATCGTTGAAAATCCACGGGATCAATCGGGTGGCCTTAGATGAGTCCTTTACCTCAGCGATAAATTTAGTCCCCGGTCTCGTTGCCACACCACCATGTTTCATCACGAAGAAGTTCCGACAAGTGCGAAGACCTGTGGCGTATTTGGTGGTGTCAACTCGAGCGTATAGAGCCGGCGCGAGCTCGCCCCCGGCAAAGCTTTTCTGAGAGACTGTCGTCATTCACTACCCCTCAACAACATCAAAGAAACACGTCAGGACCACGCGCCCATTTTCTGGGCTATCCCCCCAACCGCCTATCGGTTCAGCGCAATGCCAGAAACAGGCATCGTGAATCAACACGCGGTTAAAGAGCCCTTGGCAATTGATAGTTTTTTCCCACTGAGATAAATCGTTGTAATCCTTCGCGATCAGATCAATGTCTGTGTTCTCATCGTGCCTACTGCCTTCAGTGACATGCGTCCAGAAACTTGTTCCGGCGCCTTCGGGCCACTCACGCGAGATGTAGACGTGAGCTGAGTATTGGCCCATGATCCGATCCGAATGAACGGCATGGGGCGCCTTACGCCCAGTCGCTCGAGTTAGCCGCGCGAATATCACCTTGGGGTTAACCTTCGCAGAGAAGATCTCTTCCAACCTGGTGACGACGTACTCAGAGACATACGGCGGAACCTCGATGTTGATGTCGGGATAAGACACACCATCAACCGGGTTACACACGTCCGCGAAAGGACCGGCCAGGATGTCTCGTCTTACCTGTTCTGGATCTCTAAAAAAGCCATCAAATACCGCTAGCACTGGCCGCATTAAGACTCCTTCGAAGAGCTCAGCGCCATATCTGTAATCTGAAGCTCGATCGCGCGATTCTGTCCATACACGCTCTTGTGATCTGAGACGGAATACACCTCAGCCACAGCAACCAACTTCATTTTGTCGCCAACAGCGGGGAGCTGAATTCCAAGCTTCTTGATTGATTCCTCATCAAGACGAACCTGCAACCCATATGGATACTGAGGACCGTTGTCCTTCAATGGCTGTGTCGCCACATCATGCTTCTGCTCGCTGCACTTCATATTCTTTAATTCCACGTTCACTCCCTTGTGCTGATAAATTCTGAATCTGGCTCTTGTTCCGGTTGCTCTTCATTCAGAGCCGATGCTCGAGCCTTGCTGATTTCAAACTCGTATAACTTCAATGCGCGATCACCCATCTTGAACGGATCACCACCCGTCACCTGAGGTGCGATGTACGATGCAAGCCTCAATGACAGCGCCATCACGAAGTCAGACGAATACCTGAGCGGATCGTCTACACGAATCGTGTACTCGCCAACGGCGTCTTCTTTGTCGGTGAAAACTACTGTGCCTGAATCACCGTAAGCGAGACGGTAAGGCACCTTAGTTCCGCGACTGTCATTCCTGGTTCCACTTTGGATCTTTCGAAACATCAGGGAGTCGCTTGGGACTTGATACTGATAAGTCCATTCTTCGGTTGGATGATCGTCATCCTCTGAGTCTGTGACCAAACCCAGAGGAGCGATTTTCGTTGCGAACGGCCATGAGAAATCTCTCAAGGTGGCGTCTCGACAGTCGTCATAAAACCGCCGACAAGCGGCAGCTTCCTGGCTGCGATCCGTCTCGAGGTTGGCGATTTCTTTCCCCGCGCCCAAGTGTCCTAAGGCCAGGTTGCAGATCTCCGTTTCCGATGCCATTCGCTAACTCCTTACTTCTTTACTGGTTTTGGTTTTGGTTTTCCCTTTGCCTTTTTAGCCATGCTGATCCCCTCCTTTCCCGTTTAAAAATTAAGCCGGATTCTTTCTCAGCCACAGGGTGACACTGTAGGTGTCGCCAGACGTGTGACCGTTTGTAGTAAACAGGATGTCTCCGGTACCACCGGAGCTGCGAGGATCTTTGAGCCCCTCGAGATGATTCACGCCAGTGACATTCACATGCCGGCCAGTGAAATCGAATGAGCCGTTGCCATCGAGAACCATCGCCAAATCATCGGTTGTGTGTTCCCAGAGAATGCGGACCTGCATACCGCTACAGCACCACTCCACACGTTCGATATCGAGGCTACCAGCCTCAGCGCCATCAGACGCCGCGCCGATCGCCGACTTATCGACTTTGACCACGGCGGATTCACCCGTGCCGTCAGAGATGTTGGTGAAATGAGCTACATAGTGAGTAGCGTTGTCGAGAATCACATTTGTTGTTACGGCATCAGCCATGAAACCCCCAATCAAAGAAACGTGGCTGAGCTCATCACCCAGCCACGTTCACGTTAAATTACGTCAGAGTCACCAGTTGAAGCCTCTTGCTCGAGCTCCACCTCTTCTTGCTTGGGCTTGGCTTTCGCTGCCTTGCCGTCAACCCTCTCCATCCAGTTGGGCGAAAATTCCTTCTCGCTCTTGATGTCGAAGACGTCGCCTGGTCGGCGTCGCTTGATTCCGTGATACCCGAGTTTGATTGCTCTAACCTTCATGCTCTCTCCTTACTTACGAAATTGTGATTCCGTCAGCGTAAGACGAATATTTCTGAACGTCATGTGTAATGAACGCCGTTAAGCTCCCTGTCGAAAGGTTGCCGTTGTTCGGCGTGTACTTCAGACGGAGGTAACGATAGTTCGAAGCGAAGTCAGGGCTGATACGCGCGATGTACACGTTTCCAGCCGCAGCCAACGCCGGGATGGTAAACAGAGTGTCGGTGCCGTCTGGTGTGAAAGAGTCTGTGCTGTCGCCCTCGAGAGCAACAGTCAGAGTCGAGTCAGAGCCAGAATCGGTAAAAGCCACGTCAACGGTGCAGACCACATAAAGTGGCTCACCAGCCCCAAGGTTACGAACAGCCCCAAGGTCTACCGTGTTGGTGGAACCAGCTGCGGCGGTGATCGCCTGGGCATCTGAGAAAAGTAGCAATGCGTCTACGTACATAAATAAATCTCCTTTGTATTCCGTTAAAATTAAGAAACCGTTGCTTCAGTCTCGAGAAGTGCGTCACACACGCGGATTGGAATCCCACGGAAGTGAGGCACGTACTTGCCGTCAACGTTCTCGTAGTTCAGTCCACCGCCAGTGGTGATGTCAGCTCGTCTCAGCAAGTCCAAACGCTGACGGATGGTGCGGTTCATGTAGAACGCGCATTTGCCCATGCCCATCGCAGGAATGCGGTGATAAGCCTTCGTCATCAAATCGATGTAGTCAGCGTTGTCAGAAGAAATATCGATGTTCGCGATACGGACGACATAGCGCCAGTCACGAAGAGCGACACCACACTTCCAAGTCCACTGATCTTGGAACGCGCGCATACGAGTCCCAGCGATTCCCGCAGACGTCTCAACAGTGACTTCGCCATGATCCTTGTGATCAAGACCAGCCTTTGAGCCCTTCGGGAAGATCCCGTGAACAGTCTGAGAGCCCCAGCAAATCAGATAGATTGAGCTGTTGTCAGACTGAGAACCACCGGCAGAAACGATGTTCTGACCGTTAGCCGCAGACAAAGAAGAATAACGAGCCGAAAGGCCGGTGAATTCTTCAGGGGCTGTGCCAGAGTTTCCATAGAACAGGGTTGATGCCATCTCTTGGTTCATTGCTTCGATGAACGCCTGAGCCTCAGACAAACGGAAAGCTGCCACGTTGCCATTGAGTTTCGCCAACTCAACGTCAACCTCTGACCATGCTTCCATCATCCCGCACGCTTCATCGATCTGTGCAGTGGTGCTCTTCGAAGGCTGTACGCCTTGGTTGAGCAAGCGCCATGCGACAGTCGGAAGACCAGTGCGAACAGTGGTTCTGTGACCAGTCGGAAGGTTGCCTTCGACAAACAGCATGTCGCTCAGAATCTCGTTCGTCTGTGACAAGAGCTCTACGATTGAAGAGACCTTGCCATCTGGATCAAGACGCTTGGCCCAGTCTGCAAGGGTTAATGCATTTGCATTTAGTGTTGCCATTCAAATATCTCCTTAATGTTTATTGATTGTTATTTCCGTAAAAGACATCTTCGATTGCCTTCTTCCCGCCCGCTTGCGAGCCAGGAATGACGAGCTGATCTTCAGACATCGCCTTGCCAATGCGCGAGAAAACACGAACCAACTCAGGGTGATTCCCTAGTCCTGTGTCATCCAGCGTCTTTCTGAATTCTTCAGTCGCGTACCGCGTGACAACTCGCTTGGCCATCTCAACGTTCTGGTTGAACGCCTCGCCGCCAATCTCCTTGTCAGCCTTGATCTCACCGAGCCAGGCTTCGGTTCGCGCTTTGAATTCTTCTTGCTGCCGATTAGCGAATTCACTGACCGCCAAGTTCTCTCGCTCTAAAAGTGCCTGAGCCTGTTCGTTGGAGAGTTTTTGCTCTTTCGCGTATAGAGCTACCTTCTCAACGTGGTCAGCACTTAGCTGCGAGTTTTCGGGGAGCTTGAGCTCGTACTTTTCGGGTACGGCTGGGGCTTCACCCTTGGCGTCCTTCGCCTCGGTCTTCGGTGTTGCTGATGCTTCCGGTTTAGACTCTCCACCAGCCGGCTTTTGTTCAGCCGCTGGCTGCGCTTGAGAGTTTTCGGCGGAAGCGCCTTGGTCCGCATTCGGGGTATCCTGCGCGGACGGTTGAGCTGCATCAGACATTTCTAGTCTCCTTTTCCTTGAGCATTGTGACGTAAGCCTCTGGTGCGGCATCGTTGATGTCCGTCAGAAGCTTGAGCCCGATATTCCTCATCCCTTCATTGAACGAGGTGATCGCGCCACTATGGTTAAATGAAATCTGAAACACGCCACACGCCTCGAGATAGCGCCAGATCACCCGACGCCCTTGAGCTGTGCTTAAGATGAACCGCATATCTGCGAGCTCGCGCTCACGGGCGCTCTTCATCTTCTGTTCAGCGCCCTTCACTTGCGATTCGTCTGCGGCGTTCTTAACGAGAGGCTGAGTCACCCTATGCCTCGCTCACTGTGACTGCGATCGCTTGCAGAGCAACATCGGTTGAAGCGCCCGTTGTAACGGTGATCAGCACATAAACAGTTTCATCAGCCGCGATCGTCTCGGCTGAGTCCAGAGTCTTCGCTGTATTCGACGCCGACATGATCGTGTCAGCTGTGACTGACAACTGAGTGATAGATCCGATGCTCGCATCAGCGACGTCAGCCGCAGCTGCCGTGTGTTTACGAAGATCCGCGTCCACCGTCACGGTGTTCCCGCCAGACTCAATCTGACCGACCAGATGAAACGCCGTGATCCGCTGACCAACCTTGAGGCCAGTGATCGGAACGACGAGTGTCGCCGCAGTCTGAGACGCGGGACATGTAATCAAAGAGAGGTTGTCAGCGGGAGCGACAGCCCAGCCAGCGGTTGCACCAACCTTCGCCACGCCAGCCGCGTTGATCATGATCTTGAACGATTCGCCCGCTCGCTTAACTTTCGAGAACGCCGGATCTGCCTTCGTCCCAGTGTTGATGTAGTGCTCACCATTCGTGCGATCGATGTAGAGCGAGCCTTTACCAGCGAAATCGTCACCAGTCGTTCCATCAACAGGAGCGCCCGCGCCGTTCATCACACACACTTCGTTGCTCATACGGACATCAGCTTTGGTGATCTTGAGCGCGACAGGACCGCCCGTATAGTTGGCGTTCCCGGCGTCATACAGATCTAGACCGTACTGAGCACCAGAGCTCGCGTGGTTGTTGTTCATGCGAGCCTTGAACATGGCTCCACAGTTGACCGCAGCTCCGCCGTCGTCACCGTCAATGACAGAGACCACGGGAGCATCAGCACCAGCTGAGCCCTGCATGAGAATCCCCATCACTCCACCGACAGGGTAGGCAGAGGACATGCCTGCTGCGGAAATCGCACCAATCAGGCCAGCGCCATAGACGCCATCACCGCTGACGGCATCACCCATCAAATGGCCCATGACCGGCGCCAAGAAACCAGGGTCTGTCCCGTCGTTGCTGCCTGTGCCGGTTACTTCGAAGTCAACCGCGATTGGCTGATAGGAGTCAGAACCGGGATCGTGAGCTTGCGTAAACTCGAGCTTCTTGCCGGCGGGGATCTCAATCCCATCGTCGGTGATAACGAGAACGGGCTCGCCGGCGCTGTTCTCAAACACATGCACGTCGTCAGCCACATCCTCAAGCTCCGTCTCAATGGTGCCGCTCGTGTAGGCTGTGCAGTTGAATTGATAGAGTGCGTGCTGTTGATCACTTGATTCAGAGATCAGCGTTCCGCTCGCAGCCGCCGTGAATGGACCAGCCACACGGTGGAAGGACTTGCCGCCATCCTGAGACTTCTCAATGTAGACAGTCCCGACGAAAGTTCCCCCGACACTGTAGGTGTAATGCTCGCCATATCGAACGAAGAGATTGTTCCCGCGTCCGACTGCCGTAAAATTCTTTGTAGCTGTTGCCATATTCCCTCGCTAAGTTTGTTGTTCTTTAAGACCTGAAATAACTTGTGTGAGCGCGTTGTCACCACTCAAGTCAGCCGAAGCGAGATTCTTCGCCGCGCCTGACGCCTCTTTAATCGCCATCAGTTTTTGTTGAGCCGCCTGGGCTTCAGCTGCCTGAGCTCTCATTGCCTCAACCTCTTCATCCGGTCTCACGATGCCAGGCGGAATGGATGTCATGTCGCCATAGACATCCACAATCTGATCCGCATTGATCTTCTCGAGTACGCTTGGAACGGCCTGAGCCATGTTCCCAACGAAACCCACGAACCTTTCCACACCAGCCAAACCCACAAGCTTCTGAGCTTGAGCCATGACGGAGACATACTCGACTTTGAGTTTGACTCCTTGGAGCTCTTCAGGCGGTGGCGGGATGAGACCCTGACGAACGTGGATGTCAAAGGCGTTGTCAATCAACGGATCTAACAGATCCTGGTTGAGCTGCTCGAGGACAGGACCGAGAGCGAGAAGCTTCTCTTCGTGGCGCTCTTCAATCTCGCGTGCGGTGATCTGTCTTCTGTCACTACTTGCGAGCATCAAGAATAAGTCTTCGAAATACGCCCGTCGAATCCGCTCACGTACCTGGGCTTGCTTGTTCTCGAGCGCCTCGAGTCTGAAGTTCACTTCATGGGCAGCGCGGAAACCTTGCTGTCCCTCGCGCACATCTACATATGTAATGTCGCCAGGAAGGATGGACGCCTTTTGATTTCTGAGCGACGTTGGCCCAGTCATCGGAGGACGGATCATCTTCTCGATAGCCTCAGCGCCACGTTTCTCACCCAGCTGAAGCTGTTTGATATCGCCAAGCGCAGCCATGCCAGGACAATCAGTGCCATAGACGTCCTCGCCGGTTACTTCCCAGCGTGGTGCGAGAATGGGGAAGAAGTCATAGCCCTTCTCGCTTAAGTACCGATCCTCATCGGCAGTGGACAAATAACCAGAACCAGTGCCGGCCAAATAGCCGCGCTCGTAATAGCACGATGAATACTTCTTGAATTTCGATTCGAGTTTGTTTGGGTCATAGTCCTGATTCGGTTTGATCACATGGCACACGTCAATCCAGTCTTCGTAAGCCCCACGGTCCCAAGAATTCTTGACGTGGATGCTGAAGTTGGACCAATCGAAATCGCCATTCGGTTTCTTCCGACCAAACCTTTGGACCAGCTGACGGACGGTCATTCTGAATTCACGAAAGAACACATCCACTTTCAGCTTGTCGTTGTTCGCGATCATGTAAGAGCCGATCGGGAACGGATAACATCTGAGAACATCGTCAAAGTCTTCTTCGATCATCATGGCGCCAGTCGCAAAGGTGCCGATATCGCCATAGATGATAGGCAAGACGTTGTAGAGATTTGATCTCAGGAACGATGTGCTCATGCGCTGAGAGACTTCATGCAGCCAGTTTTTAACCGGCTCGTACTCAGCCATTTTCGGATCGGGCGTTGTGAGCCTGAACCAAGGCCTGGCCGGCGAGGTAACTCCACTCATCATCCCTGATCGCAGTGTTCTCGCGGCCAAGGTTGCAGTGGAATCGATGATGTTTTTGCTACGCCTGTCGCCGCGATTAACGTCGGCGGTGAAGAATCGTCCTCGGCGTGGATTGATGTAGTCGTTTAGATCGCGCCAGTGAGAGATGAAGCTCGTACGCTCAAACTCAAGCTGGGCGCGAAGGACTTCATACTCTTGTCTCTTTGTTTGAAGTTTTATTTCTGCCACTCACTACATCCCGAGAAGTGACTTAGTGCCGGGTTGAGCGCCAGTTTTGGGAGCTCCGCCGATATCTGCTCCACCGCTGCCGGTTTCGCCTAATGGGCTTGAAAGAAGTGAACGCTGTCCACGGCCAGCACCACCAGCCATTGCGCGCTGACGAGCTCGCTGTTGGTCGCGAAGTCGGATGGCATCTTGTGCAGCTTGATCGGCGTCGGCCTTTTTCTTTGCTTCGTCTTGAAGAGCCTTTGCGTTTCGCTCTTGTTTCTTGGCTTGTTTCTTAGCCTCCGCCTGTTGCTCTTCGGCTTTGTTGATTGAGTAAGCTGCGCTTGCTGCCGAGATCACGACAGCCGCGACTGCGGCGGTGGTTGCTGCCATTATTGAACCTCCATGAGATAGCTTCGCTCTTGGAGTCGATAGCCGCGATTCAGAAGACACTTGTCTTTGACCGGACTGTTTTCCTCGAGCGCAAATGTGATCCAATCCGCGTTCTCTTTTCCCCATTCGGTGAATGCTTCCAAAAGCATGAGTCCAGCTCGAGAGCCGCGATGCTCTTCAGGCACCCACCAGAAGGTTTCAGACAGAAGACGGATATTGGGATTAAAGAAGTGTCGAACGTACAGACCAGCAATCAGGCCAACTAGACCAACGCCATCCTTCTCAGCGACCAGAAACAGATGCTGGTTGAACATGTTGAGAAGGTTGGACCTAACATAGTCAGAGTCTTCGGCGACCAGGAATTGATTGGACTGATAGAAGTGCGCGAACTTTTTAAGTTCAGAAACAATCCAGTCTAAGTCATTCGCGGTTGCTCGCCTAATTGTGATCATTCCACGAACAGTATTGTGAATATCTCATCACATTACAAGAGTGTCGTTTTTCCCAACGGAGCCTAAAGCCTGGCCGGATCGAACGGATCGTATTCGGCTTTGATCTTCGGCTCGGAAGGCACGCCAGGAAAGGCGCTCGAGGTGGGCATATCCGGATGAGCGAACGTAAGACAGAGTGCGTCAGCCATGTCAGGTGAGAAACCCAGACGTTCCTTGATTTGGTCTTTCTCTTCGATACGAAACTTCCCGTTTTGGAATGTGTATGTTGGGGCTGTCAGCTCACGGGCGAGCTCTGGGATATTCGGCAGAGCCCCGCCACGTTTCACCCAGTTGGCGAGCTCAAACCACATTTCGGCTCGCTTATTCATGTACCGGGGATCTATGGCCTTGCCTGAGAAGTGGATCTCATGGGGCGAGTGCCCAGCCTGAATGAGAGCATCGATCACGCCGGCGCCGAAACCACCAGTCCCGTCAATATACTCGGATTCAGATCCCCAACGGGCTTTAGCGAGCATGACCCTGGCTGCGATATCAGGTGTGCGAGCTCCCCGCATTTCGGCTGGCTTGAACGCTGCCAGACCTTGGCGCGGGAAGATGATCGTGCGATCGTCACCGAATCTGGCGACGTCTACACCCAGACGTTTCTGGGCGAACGAATACTTATCTTCAGTGAGGTGGCGTCTCATCGCATCAGCCACCTCATCAGGACCAAGGAGCATGTTGATTGACGACGGCGGGAATTTCCCGAAGACGTTGACCAACACCCAAGGATTGTCACGGCCATACTTCTCGATCTGCTCACGCGCCCACTTCACTGATACGCGCGGAGTCCGTTTCGGATCATCAGGGTCTGAGGTGATCTCAATCACCCACCAGAGGTGGCGCTCAGATGTGCATGCTCGGTACAGCGGTCCCTCGAGGTGCGTAGGGTTTCCCGCCATCAAGAGTTTCGCGTTCTGTCCTGTGTGGTCATTCGCGAGACCGGCTTCAGCTGCGGCCATCACAGCATCGGGCACACCACCAGACTCATCGATCACAAACATTAAATAGTCAGCGTGAAGACCGGCCAGGGTATCGGCCTGTTGTCTAGCATCGCCTGACTTCGACCAGGTACGAGCTGACGCGAACCAGGTTTCAGGATGATCCTTGGCTGAGATCCTGGTTTTGTTCCACTGAAAGGCTGCCTTCAGATACTCGGATCTGTGTTGCCACTTGGCCATCTCTGCCCACAGACCGTCATCAAGGTTGTCTTTGGTGATGGAGGTTGCGGCCACCTTGGGATGAGGACGAGTGGCGAGGAAGTTCCAAGTCAGCACGGCCAAGATGCCGGTCTTACCTGGTCCTTTGCAGGCCTTCATTGCCAGACGTTGGTTGTGCGGGAACGCTCTTAAGACGTCGAGCTGCCATGGATCTGGTTCGAATTTGAGACACTCGACTGCGAAGGACACAGGATCTTCGCGCCATCGTCTGAGGGTTGAGGCAGCTTGTTTCATCCGAGAACGATCACCGCAAGGGCTGCGAACAGGAAGATGAAGGACGCGCTAATGATCGCCGCGAACACGGCTTCCATAACATCACGTTTGTTCACCGGGCTCGTCTTTCTCGTCTTTGAACGACGCCATCACTAAGTCTTCAAGCTTGGCGACGTTCGCAGATTCGTGACGTTCGATGAATAGACGGAGGTTTTTACCAAGGAGCTCGAGAGCTCGCCCTTTATCCCAGAACTTCACTTTCTTGGTGAAACCTATTTGCTGGCGTTCCTTGCCTGAGCCTTCGAAGAGCTCATCCACTTCGATCGAAGCGACAGCCGCTGAGATCTCAGCCGGCCATTCTTCGACTGGTTTGAGGCTGCCGTCCTCTTTGAAGATCTTTCGGATATCAGAGAGACCTAGGCGACGGAGCTCGCGAAGGACGATTTCAGTCCCCCACTCAGCGCGGTCATTGAGCGCCTGGATGTATCGTTTGGAGCGCTCTTTGTCGGCATGAATCCAATTAGAGATCCGTCCATATTGGACGTTCCAGGTATCTTCACAGAGATCGATGAGTGTTCCGCCAGCCGCGACATGTGTGCAGATGGTGTCCATCAGGTTGGGATCTTCAAGGAGCCTCTTTAAGCGCTCCGATGCCGGGCTAGGTTTCGCCATGTTGGCACATTATCGGCGCGTGTTGTGAAAATCGCAAGACCTGGTGCAAAAAGAAAGGGCGCCTTGTGAGCGCCCCTAGACTTTCAGGACAGTGAAAGGATCTGTCGCCAGTATCGAGGCTATCACCTCGAGTGGTCAATCCAAAAAGAAGGGACGCCGCGAGGAACAGACGGCGCCCCTTCCCGGTAGGCAGGGGAATGACCAACGATCAGCTGTCGTCACCATCGGTGGAGCTCGAGGAAAAGTGAAGGCTAGTTTTCAACCGCGCCGGATCACCAAGACGCCACGCGCCTGAGGCTTCCACTCAAACTTCTTCTTGAACCGACGCTGCTCTTGTTGGATCGCGTTATAGATTGGCTTCTGATCGCCAGGCATGCCGCGTTTATCGACGCGCCATGGAATGATTAAAGACTCGCCAACTTCAAGCGTATTGATCGGATACTTTCTTGGACGCCCCGCCACATAACCTCCATTCGTGCCGCCTCGAGCTAACACAGCGCTCGCGGTAAATTTCCTATCCAACTATCCTTCCTACCCATCCAACCCACTACTTTCCATATAGTCCTAAATAAGGGATATATATTGCGCGCTGCGCTATACCCCCTCTATATATGTCCTCTATTAATCCTCTATATATAAAAAAGGATAGAAATGGATAGGAAGATAGAGCATGGAAACAACTGATGTTTTTCGCCTATCCAACTCCTAACCACCTATCCATCTCGCTTTAAACGTACTAATGCCTCGAGTCAATCAAAGACGCTCTGTGTTGGTGTTCCTTACATGATCTTAAAAAGGGATCGTGTCTTGTTCTGAACCACGCCGGCGCCAGATCTTAACGTTTCGATTGATCCGCCACGCCTGGTGACGTTCCCAACCAATCTGATGCAGGCTCTTTGCAATTCGTATCTGGGTTGATTTATCGAGCTTGCCGACGTCGATTCGAAGAGCTTCCGTCGCAATCTGAGTCACGCTGACTTCTGTTTTCCCAATCAAAAAGTCCGCAATGATATCTTCCCACTCATCGGTCTGACGTCGGGTTGCTTGCTCAGCAACAGTCGCTTCTTGAGGCATGATCCACCAAGGCTCATCCTGTTTTAAACGCGCTACCGCCTCAGCAAAGAGCTGCTCTCTGAGCTCCTTGATTCGACCAACGTCTATCACGCCGATCTTCACAGGCCAGAATCTGCGGCCACCTGTAGGGTCTCTCAGATATTCCTCTTCGTTCGTGGTCCCAACTAGCACGCACCTTCGTGGATAATCCTGTGGAGTGCGCCCATACGGTGGCCTAAATCGATCCGACTGACAGGTGATCACACGTTTAATCGTGTTAACCTCAGCTCGAGAAAAGGCGTCTAACTCTGAGATCTCAATTAGAAGCTTCCCCTGCATAACGAGATAGAAGTCTTTGGATTGAACAGATTCATGCGACTCGGTGTACCAACGCCCACCAATTACGTTTAAAGCTGTCGATTTGAACCGGCCTTGACCACCCTCGAGGATCACCATAGTATCGACCTTGCAGCCTGGTCGATAGATCCTCGCTGCCATCGAGATCCACCAATTTTTGCTCGCTGCCCGGATATATTCATTATCCTCAGCCCCAAAACACTCCACAAAAAATCCTTCAAGTCTCGGTGTCCCATCCCAAGTCAGTGACTCCATCCAGTCCTTAGGTTCGTTGCGGATCTGTTTATTCGCATAGACCATCACGGCCTGGTGAACCGTTTGTTCTGAGATCCGAAGAAACCCCAGCTCTCGCTGAAGAGTCACCATGAGGTTTAAACCATCGATCTCCGTCCACTCACGCGTCTCATTTGAACGCCAGCGCGTGAAATACTTCATATGAAATTCATCAAACCAGATCAGATCCTTAAACTCTGGCCACCCCTCAATGATCCGGCGAACGTTCTCAGCGTTACAGACCGGCTGCCCATTCTTAGCTGTCACCACACCCAGCTGTTCCCACGTCGCAACGAGGCTGACACCTGGATCGTGGTCCTCATCCGTGGTAACACTGACATCAACCTCGAGCTTAGGCGTGAGAGACTTCGGCGGGAGAACCTCAGGTGTCAGCGGCTCAGCCCGTTTATAAATCGTCGCGATAGGCTTCGCCCAATCCTTAAACGTGGCCCAAGTCCAACCCTCAGCTACAGCATCAGCCGCGTCCCAGCCGTCACGCTCACCCAACTCAATGAATTTAACTTCCGGCGAATGTTCCACGAGGAACGACGCAAGACGCTCGCCAGCCTTTATCCCTGCCTGATCAGCGTCAGGCCATATCAGAATCTTCCTGCCATAGATCGGTCGCCAATCGGCCTTATCAACCGCCTGAGATCCACCGGGCCACGTCACCACCACATACACAGAACCAGCCAGCTCGCGTGCAGCGTCGCAGGCTTTCTCACCCTCAACGATAAGAACGGGTTTGTTGGGATGGAGCTCGAGAAGATCTAACCCATACAACGGGCGCGGTTGAGACCATGCCTTGAGCACCCACTTCTCTTGAGACTGCGACCATGACCATGGAAGGAATTGTTTCCGCTCATTCGGTGGATCGTACCTCGCCACATAAAACATGGGCGAGCCGCCAGGCGAGAGGTAACACCATGTGCGTGTGGGCTCACCAAACTTAAAGTGATTCATGTTGGGCGCCGGCGCGCCTGTCGGTGGCGGGATTAAATCTGTCTCTTGCTCAGGATCTGAGTGACTATGGCCATTGCCGTTAGCGTGACCATTGGATTGCTTGAGGTTGTAACCGATCTGCTCAGCTAAGCGTTTGGCAGCCTCACCGTTTTCAAGCCCTTCGATCGCAGCATATAGGGAGATGAGATCGCCACCACCAACACTCGAGTCAGCGAAGTCCTTCCAAACACCTTTTTGAACGTTGACTTTAAATGAGCTGCCAGAGCCACCGCGAATATCAGAGCACACATATTCGTTGCCGATGATTCGCCCACCAGGAAGCCACTGCGGTAGAAGCTCTCTCGAGCGACTTAAAAGAACACTCGCTAATCCCTCAAAATCAAGACCCCTCAAAGCCACTCAACCCCCCGACGGCTTCCTCAACTGAACGTGCAATGACAGCGATTCCACCAGCCGATTTGACGGCTTCAAGAAATTGGACTTGCTGTTGTGAAGATTTCCCCTTCTTTGTCTTTACTTCGACGGCGGTGAAAATCGCAACACTTAGCCCAACCATGTCAGGAGTTATTTTTTTTGTTTGCCAGCCGATGAGATCTGATGAACCTTCACACAGACCGGCGTGAATCGGGCGAGCGTTTCGAATCACAACGTCACCCGGTCCCACAGTAATATTTCTGATCGTATTTATTTTGACAACCGCACCAGCCCAAGCTAATGCGGAATTGTTTCGAAAAATGCGCGCACCAACTTTCGACACTGCGACTTGAATCTGTCGCATAAGAATCGCTTCGCTCATAACGGAACCGCCGAACGTCTGACTCCCTTTCTCATTAATTCACGATTGCGAGCACGCTGACACTCTCGACAATCGTAACCACCCTTGGATTGCCGTCTCATATTTTCAGGAGAGCGAGGGTGCCCGCAAGGAAAGTGCGTCTTCTTACCAGCTAATCTCGATTGAGTCTTGTGCCCAGCAACCGTCAATTCAGATGCCGGAACCGCAATCAAATGATCGGGATTCACGCACAGCAAGGATTCACAAGATGTGATAACGCGAGTGTTGTCCTCTAAAATCTCACCAACTTCCAATTGATAAACAACCCTGCGAACAGGAACGGCTTTGCCATCTAACTTTATGACTGGCGTTTGCCCGGTTTTACTAGCAACGGCGCCCATCCAAAACCAGCACGTACTCTCAGGAACGTATTCAACGAACTTCATCACGCGGTTCAACACTTCAGACACGAACTACCTCCAGCGAACAGACAAGATCGCTTCTTTAATAGAGTCAACCCAAGCTTGTGTTGGACACATGCCATCAGTCTGGCCGCGCGTGTAGCTCTCGAGGATTCGACGCTTGATCAATATTGGAACGATCTTCCAGTGACGAGCACACATGATCTTGGTTGGCATCACGCGCCTGGTGCAGCCAAGTGCTATGCACTGGTTGTACATGGCACTAACCCCAGAAATACCAACCAGCAACAACGCCGGCGCCAAACCAAAAGACGCCAACAATACAGACGATCACCAAGATCCCAGCGACGTTCGCAGAGTGATCACAGAATTGATCAGCGAGACGTTCAGCGCTGAGCTCTTCATAGGCTTGCCATTTCATACGGGTTGTCCTTTCAGTTTCTTAGCTTGACGGGCGTTGAAAATATGCTTCGCCCAGAGATGTGGTCGCTTATATCCGCGCTGTCTTCCCAGCTCGATAAGCTCTTCTAACGTCTGCGACTTACCTTGCTCTTGCCGGCGTCGGATCAGCTCTGGATCAACCTCAACAAGATCACCTTCAACTTCATTCACCTCTCGAGGCTTGAGCTCAAACGGTGTTCCGCAATAGCTGCACGTCTGTCTTCCGGGGAATTGAGCGGCGAAACACTTTTGACAGATCTTTACTGATGGACCTTGATCGGTCTTCGATTTGCGAGACTGTTCGCGTCCTACTAAGGACCACGCCCGATCTTCATCGGGGAGACCCAGGCGTTCCGTGTTGCCAGCGTGATCAAGGATGAGCGCGCACTCCTTGCCTGGCGACGGGCGAAGGACTCTTCCGACTTGCTGAAGGTGAAGGCTAAGGCTCTGAGTTGGCCTAAGGAGTATTGCGACCTCGATCGCGGGGAGATCGAATCCCTCTCCGAATAGTTCCACGTTTGAGAGAACGAGCGTTTCACCAGATTCGAACCGTCTGATCGCGGCGTCTCGCTCTTGAGGGTCCGTCTCTCCATCAACATGTTCCGCCTTGATTCCCGCCGCAATGAATTCGGAGACGACATGTTTTGAATGCTCAACCGAGACGCAGAAGACGACGGCTCGTTTTCCTCTGGCTCGTTTGGTGTACTCACGAATAGCGTTGCCTGTAATTGTCGGCTTATCCACGGCAGCCGATAACTCCGACTTAACGAAGTCGCCCATGCGCGTGTGGATGCCATCAAGGTTCACCCCCGTTGGTGTGAACAATCGATATGGAGACAGATACTTGTTCTCAATCAGCCACGAAACAGATGGACCGTTGATCATCTCGGTGAACCACTGACCGAGACCGGCGCCATCAAGACGCTCAGGCGTCGCGGTGAGACCGATATGAAATGCATCAGGAAAGGCAGCGAAGATCTTCGCCCAGCTACCAGCTGCGATGTGATGGCACTCATCCCAGATGATCAGTTTCGGTCTTCGAAGTTTCTGAAATCGATTGGCCAGCGTCTGGATGGACGCGATCTGAACGAGTGGTTTTGCGTCCTCCGCGAAGCCAGCTGAGATCACGCCGTGATAAACGCCCACCTTATGAAAGGCGCGGATCGATTGTTTGACGAGCTCGCGACGGTGGACGATGAACCATGAAGGCATGCGCTTGCTCGCAGATGCGCCCAGCATGTGAGCTGTGAGCGCCGTCTTGCCTGATCCAGTGGGGGACTGAATCAGGATCGATCGGCGCCCTCGCTGCATAAGACTCCTTGCTTGGTTGATGATGGCCGTTTGATACGGCCTTAACTCGAAACTCATACTGGTGCGACATCCCTCTCAGTGTTGCGAAAAACCCATCACTCATCTCAAAAAAAGGGAGGCCGGTTCGCCTCCCTTGGGGCTAAACGTTCAGGATCGTCGCTTGTTGTTTCGCCCATAAATCAGATCGCCTGGTGTTATATCCAGACCTTGTTTCTTTGCTTGTTCGAGGATGATTCGCTGAGCGGCATTCGGAACACAGCCGTCGCTGCCACCCTGGGATCTCGGTTTCTGCCACTTGGAGATTGACGACGGGCTTCGTCCGATCGCTCGAGCTGTTGCTCGCACACCACCAAAAACTTGAATGACATATTCTGCCGGGCTCAAAGACATTAATGACTCCCCAGGGGTTGAATTCGGCTCATGATGCGAAATTCTCAACGCATTGTCAACCCCTGGTGCAGATACCTGGCGAGTCAGATAGCGATACATGCTCCCTCTTTTTCCGGTAAGCGAAACCTTTTACGCCCGATACTCCACGGGCGAATCTTAATCGACAGAGGGTTAGTTAGCGGCGAGCGAAGGCGAAGCTGGCGGGGGGCGAGAAACGATTGGAGTTACGCATTCTAGACGGACGACACACGTCGTTTCTGACTCAACGGGCTGGTCTTCGCTGGAACACACCTCGATATCGATGCATGAGAACGTGACGTGAAAGAGCCGCTGAATCGACCTTAACATGAGCCGGTTCCTACCCTGCTCATTAACCTCCGACTCACCCCAAGTTCCATCTATGTTTTCAAGCTGGTATTCAGCTCTCTCGAGCACAATCAGTGACAGAAATATCAAGACCAGAAGATTAGTGGATATACGTAGGACTTGCATTATGTTGGGATTTATGCAACAGTGATGTTGCATGAAGGTGGACACCGGCTGGTTTAACGACGTGATCCGCAAGAGCCCCTATGGCTCTCAGCGGCGCCTTGCCAAGAAGCTTCGTGGGCGTCACGGGCGTTCCCTTGATCCTTCGGCTCTCTCCCTCATGCTGCGCGGAAAACGCGCCATTCAACTTCACGAAGCCCGTCAGTTTGCAGACCTACTAGATGTGCCGCTCGTTGAAGTTCTGAGACACGCCGGCGTTGCTCTTCCAGAAGAAGGGACGAAGGCTGTCCCGATTATCGGGAACCTTGATAAACAAGGTGAGTTACACCTCACCCACGTCAAAGACAAAGAGCTCGTTGCCGGCCCTGGGGATCTCCCTAATGAAGCCGTCGCAGCCAGGTGGCTTACTGCCAGATCCGAGCAAGATCTGATTGACGGCTGGATTATATTCGCGGATAAACCCGGTCCTCTTACCTCTGAGGCCATCAGCCGGTTCTGTCTCGTTCAGCCCAGGAAGATGAAGCCGATGGCAGCTTTTGTTCTGCGAGGCTATAAGGCCGGGACTGTGAACCTGGTCAGCGGGATGTGTAGTCCCACTCCGAGACACACCGATAATGTGCAGCTCGAGTGGGTGGCTCCCGTGCTCTGGATTCGCCCTCAGGTCTGACACAACCCCACCGTAACATTTAGGTTCACCAAAAGTAGGAAAATTTTTACCCTTGCTTTCCTGTGCGTGTTGCGATAATTTCAACACTGTAGAGATCATCACAGTACACAGGGAGTAACGCTCAACTCGAGCGGCTAAGCGGAGAGGACAGGCTATGATCGAAACAATCACACCCAAAGATCAGGATCACTGGCTCGAGCTCCGAAGCCAGGACATCACCTCCACAGAGGTGGCGGCGCTCTTCGGTGTCTCCCCTTACACCACCCTGTTTGAGCTCTGGCACCGAAAGAAAGACGGCTTAGTTGTCGAGCTCGAGGAAAACGAGCGGATGAAGTGGGGGAACAGGCTTCAGGATGCGATCGCTCACGGCATCGGATTAGATCAAGGCTGGGCGATTCGCCACATGAAAGAATATATAAGAATCCCTGAACTCAAAATGGGATCGTCGTTTGACTTTGCCATCGAAGACGATGGACTTCTAGAGATTAAGAATGTCGATTCCCTCGCCTTCCAACAGGGTTGGATCGTAGATGGCGACAACATCGAAGCCCCGCCTCATATTGAGATCCAGATCCAGCATCAGCTAGCCGTTTCAGGACGAACCTTCTGTTACCTTGGTGCTCTCATTGGCGGCAACAGGGTTGTTCTCGTTAAGCGAGAGCCGGACAAGAAGATCATTGACGCCATCAAATCTCAGGTGGCTTCGTTCTGGTTCACGATCGCAGCCGGCAAAGAGCCTGTCCCCGACTTCTCGAGGGATGCCGCGTTTATCGCGAAGCTGTACGGGTACGCGGAGCCGGGGAAGATTTTCGATGCTCGAGGTGATGCGAATTTCGCCACATTGCTGCGAGAATATAAGCGGCTAGGAGATCTCGAGAAGGAAACCAAGGAGTCACGTGACGCCATCAAGGCTCAGATCCTCATGAAGATTGGGGACGCTGAGAAGGTGACGGGTGACGAGTACACGATCAGCGCCGGTGTCGTTGGCCCGGCTCATGTGGAGTATAACCGCGAAGGGTATCGCTCCTTTCGCGTGAATTGGAAGAAGGAGAAGAAGGCGTGAAGGGCGAACGGATCACAACCGTCAAGACAGGCCAAGTCGCAACGTGGCAGGACGGGAACGGCACCGTCCACGGCGGACCAGCGCAGAGCGCTTGCACCGCGAAGACTGACGGTCGCTGGATCTGTGCCACTCACAAGATGTTTTTCGAAAACCAAATGCAGAAAGATAGTCACATCAGCACTGGAAAACACCTGTTGGCCTGGTATTGCTTCGAACACGGCATTGAGACGCCATAACTAAAAGGAGAAAGTGAAATGACAACCGAGAACAACAAACCAGCCGTAGTGAAGATCACCCCTATCCAAGAGGTGCGTCGCACTCTCGAGGGTACGGAGATGAAAGCCGAGATTCAGAAGGCTCTCACGGGAACGGGTATCCCTGCGGATAAGTTCATCCGTATCGCAATCACTGCGGTTCAAAACAACCCAGCTCTGTTGAGCCCTGAGGTTGATCGCAAGTCCCTGTATGGCGCCTGCATGAAGGCAGCTCAAGACGGGCTCTTGCCTGACAACCGAGAGGCAGCTCTTGTGCTGTTCAAAGACAAGGTTCAGTACATGCCGATGGTCGCCGGCATTCTGAAGAAGGTTCGTAACTCTGGCGAGCTCTCGTCCATCACCTCTCAGGTGGTCCACAAGGGAGATAAGTTCCGGTACTGGGTGGACTCTGACGGTGAGCACCTCGAGCATGAGCCGCTTCTCTTCGGTGAGAGAGGGGACGCGATCGGCGTCTATGCTCTGGCGAAGACGAAGGACGGCGCCGTTTACATCGAAGTCATGGACATCGAACAGGTACGGGCTGTCAGGAACATGGCCCGCAGTAAGAACGTGTGGGATGGCGCCTTCGGATTTGAGATGTGGAAGAAGTCAGCCATTCGCCGGCTCTCCAAGCGACTGCCGATGAGCACTGATCTCGAGCAAGTCATTCACCAGGATGATGAGCTCTACGATACGAAGGGCGAAGATCACCCGCCAGCTGAGCCGCAGACGAAACCAACGCGGCTATCAAAGATCATTGAGGCTCAAGCAAGCCAGGTGACTGAAGTTGAAGACGCACAGGTTGTGAATAACGAGGAGATCCCCATTTGAAACACGCGGCAGTTAACGAGCAGGACGACGTTTTACTAACACCTCTCCAATTAGCAGAGAGGTGGCAGATGTATGACGAGGACGGGAAAGAGATCCAAACCAGGACGCTAGCGAATTGGCGCATGTTTAACCGTGGTCCCAAGTTCATCAAGCTTGGGAAGGGTAAAGGTGCGCCGGTTCGCTACCGCCTGAGTGATGTGATTCAGTATGAGAATCACCAGACGAAAAAAACAAAGGAGCAGAAGTGACCGCTCTGACACAAACCAGAATGGTGAGGACTTTTGACTTCACCATCTCTGAAGGGAAGCTTGAAACAGAACTTGTTGAATGCACCGAAGGCGGAGATATAACAGGTTGGTACCTGTGGTCTCCGACTGCCTACGATTGGGTGCCTCAGAATATCGAGTGGCTCAAAAAGGAATGGCCATCCAGATACGATGAGCTCATAGCTCAGGCTCGAAACCACGTCGCAGAGACGCTGGCACTGGCCGAAGATGAGACGGTTTTATTCGAAGATTAAGATTCCGTTAAGTCACTCAAGATCACTAGAGATCACCCGATAAGTCTCTTGTCGGAAGGGAGATTTATGAAACTCATATATTTGCTCCTAGCTCTTGCTTGTGCGGGATGCGCGAAGTCCTCTGGCTCTGATTTATCTTCGCCATGCTCAGAGTTGAACGTCGCCGGGACATGGGTTGCTAAGTGGTCATACCTCTTACTGTCCTCCAACTGCACAGGTTCAGAGACTACTTGCAATAGCCGCTTCACATACAACACCACAGACGAGGGAGATGTTCTCGTTTCAGTCAGTGAAACCAACGGATCTGCGGGCTGTATGCCAGTCGGTGAGCACACCTGCACCTTCTCTCGAAGTGGCAACGAGCTGACGATTGATTGTGGTGACGGCGCGATCAGCTACACAAAGAGGCTTTGACATGAACTACTCGGTTGAACAAATTCTAGACTACCTCGAGAAGAAGCTTGGAAGGGAACCAACTAACGAGGATTTAAGGACAATAATGAACGGCACTGGACTTTTACTATTGATTGACGAGATGGAAGCGAAAGGGGTTGAACATGAAAGAACAGGACGAAATCGATTTCTTGCGATCCAAGATTAGAGACCTTCAGGTTGAGAACGCTGGTCTGAAGATCAGACTCGAGCTCGCGTACACGGCGTTGAGATATTACGCCGGCGCTGAGCATATTTCGTGTTCGACCACTGAGGCTCACTCGACTATTGCCGGCGCTGATGGCCGTGCGTATGCCATCGAAGACGGGGAGCGAGCGAGAATCTTACTCGAGAAGTGCGGCGTGCTACCGAAGACAGAAGAAGCGGTGGTGTTTTAGCTGCGATTCATCAGCTGTTCGTCGGTTTTCGTTGTGGTCATAACTATCCAGTTTCGTTAACATCAGTTATCGCAAGTTTCTCATTCTGATAGTCGCCTGAATCTCAGAGCGACTGAGAAGGTTTATGTATTTGTTCTTCGGCTTGATTTCCATGCGTACACCAAAGCTTGGCAAAGACACGGTTTGCTTATGGCCCACTACCTTTCCAGTTTCCAAATCCCAGGTACAAGGTTCCTCCGCAACAACCGTGATATTCCCGGCATACTTGTCCACGAGTTCCTGTTTATACTCGGGTAGCTGTCGCGCCAATTCATTCAAAGCATATTCGAAGTGCCTTGTTCCCTCATCAACTCCGCGCTTTACGCCAAGTCGATATGCTTCTTCCAAATCTATTTTTCCCCACTGTATGTACTTGCCAAACTTCTCAATCTCGTTAAGGAGAACGGCGAATGGTAAGAATGGCGACATAATTACCCATGCGAATATTCGATACGGCCATTTCAGAATTCCGCTCATTTACTGTCTCCTTTTGATCCACTTGCGTTAATTGCTCTCACCCCCAGCTCATCGCGAAGTTGGGAGAGGAAGTTTCGCGCCATGCTAATATGGCAATCACAATTTTTATCGTCACCATACGGTCTTCGAGCACATCCCTCTTCGTGACTTGTTGCCCAAGCAATATCATCCATCACCTCAATCGCCCGAAGCAATCTTTCGCGATCTGTGGTGCAAGCTTCGGTAAAGGTCTCCATGGTGTGGTGCCAATCGCAGTAAGATAACCCTTCGGCATAGTTCTGCGCTCGCTTCTCATCATCCGCCTCGAGTGCGGCTTTCCAGTCGGTGGCCATACGCTCACGTCCATCCACAGGCTTCAGCCATCGCCATCAAAGCGAAGATCGCGGCGCTAAGGGCTAGCACGAATGCAGAATGAATCATGCGTTCATGACGTTTAAAGTTCTCACGAATATTACTCATCACTTCACCACTTCCTTCCACTCGCAAAAAGAGACAGGCCCCGCGCGACTGGGGCTAATGCAGGGACCCTGGTATTTTAATGTCGCCAGCGACTGCGCTGATTACCCTGCTACCCGAAGGTCCGTTCGTCACGGACCTATCCCGACGATTGCGTGTCTCCAGTGGCCTTCTGACCTTTCGGTCGCATTTAATCCCGTCTTTCATGGCACCACAGCTTTCCACGCCGCTGTCTCAAGGAACCGCTCTCGCTCCACACTTGGAATAGTTTGGGGGCTATCCCTTCCAGGTAACTAAAGCGGTTCATTCAAACAGCTCAATCCTTAACAACAAAACCACCAACCAACGGAAGAATCCAAGCGCTGATACTTATCCAATGCCACTCGGGTAGCTCCTTGGTAAACAGCGCGAAGTTCATCCCAGCAATGAACCACAGCACCGCACTCATCTATTAGTCTCCGTTTCCGTGGAGCTCATACTCGGTGACGGTTACTTCATCGATCATCTCGCGCACCTTATCTTTCGCAATCTGAACAGTTGCCGTCGGATCCAACATCGCCAACGCAACGAGGACCTCATACAAAACTAGTTTTCTTTCCCGTGTAGTCATTGAAACGGTATACCCTAGCGTTGAGAAAAAGCCAACAACTTGTTGACACACCTTTTGTGACTCAGTATTTATTTCTCATGGCAAAAATAACTATAGAGATCGAAGACTCTCCAAGTGGACAAGTTAAAGTCACCATGACCCCAAGCTTTGAAACCATGATGAAGATGGCAGCCTCAGGACATGAGCTGACGTCCGCTCATGCCTACGCTTTGTGTGCGGTGAACCAAATCCGTCGCGAGGCCAAGAGTCAAGATCCAACAAAAATCATTATCCCGAAAGTGAGCTTATGAACAAACCCCACCAACCAGCATTCCCGATATTGGCACCAGCCCCCGCGTGCGTAACGTCGGTTGGATTATCTAAACGAGAATATTTAGCGGCTGAGATCGTCAGCGGCGCAGCTGCTGCTGTCTTTAACTCAAGCCTCACCAATGCAGATCTGAGGCTGATCGCCAAGAGATCCGTCGTCTTGGCTGATTATTTCATCGCTGAGTTGGATAAGAAATCGGCTGAATGACCATAGCAGCATGGAACCAATCGCGAGATTCATTTAGATGGCCGTGCAAGGTCTGCGGCTCACAGTCGCCGGTTTGGTTTACCTGGAATCCCAGGACGCGAGACATAACAGAGTGCTCAGATTGCGAGCGCTTTATGAAAGGACAAGCAAATGAACTTCTTCGCCGTAAGTGGTCGGGTTGGAACAGAGCCACAGTTAAAGACAGTTGGTCAATCTCAGATCCTTAGTTTCTCTTTCGCATTCGACACCGGATCAAAAGACAAACGCGCCACAACCTGGATGAGCTGCAACCTCTGGGGCGCTCGAGCTCAAGCTCTCTCCCCTTACATCCACAAGGGAAGCCAGCTCACCTTAGGTGGCGAGATCTCTCTTCGCCCGTGGACATCCAAAGACGGCAAGCAAGGCACCAGCCTTGACATGAACGTTCAGCAAGTCACTCTTCCCCCAAGACCGAAAGATCCATCTCCGCAGTCTGGCTATGATCCGACTTCAACACTCCCCCCTGACGAGGTTCCTTTCTAGGATCGGGGGATGAATGATCGTCAGAGACTCATATGGACTTATTGTCCAACACAGAAGAAATGACTCTCGCTATGCTGACGGCGGTGATACCGCCTCTCGCATGGGAATCTGGAACCTGTGTCACCCAGAGAACCAAACCCCGCTCACGGCATTTGTTCGCGCCTGGCGAAAGCTAGTCAGACACCCATATCAAGAAGAATGGGACAACCCCGATAAAACGAGCCGCGATCAGCTGGTGTGCTATGTCGCCGGCGCTGACATCACCTCATGCAAGATCGCGCGATCGGCCTACTGGTTCAATATCAACAGCGACATTCTGTTACCCGACGTTCAACTTCACCTAAGCCTTCGCGCCGATCATTGGACTAAATATCTGTGGTTCATCCCTGGCACGATCAATCTCTATCTGTCGGTGCTGTGGGCTTGTTTTGTGAAGCCAGATCACGAGCTCAATCAGTTGATCTGTGTGATCTCTTCGCATCCTTGGAAGAGATGGTTCTTTCGAGAGCTCAACAGTCTTAATCCTGAGTGGAGTTACAACCTACATGAATACTGGTGCGAATGGCGGGATCAGCGCGAGATCTGCGAAGCCTTGATGAGTTATGTCTCGAGGGAGATTGAGTAAAGGAGTGTTATGAAGAAGAAGACCAACCGAAAAAAAGAACGCTACGTTATTGTGCGAACCTATTCAGCCGGTGTGTTTGCTGGTTTCTTAAAATCAAAGAAGGGTAAACAGGTTGTATTAAGTCAAGCTCGCCGTCTTTGGTATTGGAAGGGCGCAGCTTCTTTAAGTCAGCTGGCTGTTGATGGCGTGAAATATCCGAATGAGTGCAAGTTTCCAGCGCCAGTGTCAAACATTGAGCTAACCGAAGCGATTGAGATCTTGGACGTCACGCCAGTCGCGAAGAAAATTATCGAGAGCGTTCCCGTATGGACAGCGTGAAAGACTATGGTGAAGGCTCAGGCCGTGGCTCAGGCGACGGCTTCGGCGACGGCTCCGGCTCCGGCTTCGGCGACGGCTTCGGCGACGGCTTCGGCGACGGCTCCGGCTCCGGCTCCGGCTCCGGCTACAGCTACGGCTTCGGCGACGGCTCCGGCTCCGGCTCCGGCTCCGGCTACAGCTACAGCTTCGGCGACGGCTCCGGCTCCGGCTCCGGATACAGCTA